GTGACTAAAAGGAAAGGTATATTTGACGTTAATGTTGATTTAAATGTTAATGCCTTTTCAGTTCCATTAAATAGGGAGAGAAATTCCAAAAAAGATAATGGGATTACGATTGAACAAGCCTTACGCATTATCATACGACAAATGGAAGTGAGTGGTGCTAGACCTCGCACTATTTACGACTATGAATTAATTGTAGGTAAGTTTCAATCAGTGACTAAGGCAGAGTATGTATTAGATATAACGAATGAATTAATTTATCAATGGTTAGAGTCTATGAACGTTAAAAACCAAACGAAATTAACAAGATTAAAATGTTTAAAAGCATATTTAGGGCGTTGTTTTGATAACGGATGGGTTCAAAATAAATTTTGGAGAAATATCAATGTGAAGGTTGACCAACAAATCAAAGAGGGTGCAACAGATAAAGATATAGAGATGTTAATGTCCATTCTTGATTTTAACACCTTCTTAGATTTAAGGAATGGAACTGCGGTTCTATTGATGTATAAAACAGGGATTAGAATTGCCACATTGTCAAAGTTAGAATCACATCATATAGACTTAGAAAATAAAACTTTAAATCTTGACGGTAAACTCATGAAAAATCATAAAGGCTTGAAACTTCCTTTTGATGATCAGTTGGCTTACTTGCTCAATATTCTTTTACAACAAAATGAGCCAATTAGGAGGGAATATCGCCAGTTTAATGATTATGTATTCATAACAAATAAAGGTGAGTATATAGGGCAAGGAATCACATCTAATGCCATTCAGAAGCAATTAAATAAATATACAAGGCGGTATGGGATTAAGAATATATCACCTCATGCGTTGAGGAGAGGATTTGCAACTAACTTATTAAGAAAGAACGCAAATATTAATCTTATTTCTCGTGCTTTAGGTCATTCAGATTTAGGTGTAACCTCTAAGTATTTATCTATTGATATGGAAGAAACTGCAATAGAATTACGTGATTATTTATGACAAAAAAGAAAAGGACATTGAGTTCACACCTCAAGTCCTTTGTAAGAAAGGTTCAAATAGCCATACACCAATACAACTAAATTGAACATTTAAGTTATCCTTATTTTATCGAAAAAAATTCGATTTTGCAAGGTTTATTAAGTATACCCTTTTTTAAGTGTTCATGAGGGAGGAATATGCCTAGTAATTCCCTCAACAAAAATAACCTTGACAAGTTATGACACCCTATCGCAAAAAGTGTCTAGCGTACAATACAAGCAATTTCTCATTCATGCTTAGTACGTGAATGGTGCTAACCACCAATTTGAAGGGTTAGGAGTGGAAGGTCTGAATGACTGCGGTCATTGTAGGACAAGCCATAGATAGTATGTTTAGTGAGTTCTTCAAAGTAAGATAACTATTCACTTGTACAAGCATGATCGCTTATATAAGACATATTTGAACTTTCGGGGGCAGAAGTAGAAAGTAGGCTTGTTGTGTAGAAATACACGCAACAGAATGAGAGCATACAATACTTACAATACACTGTGACGCTTTATGTAATAGTTGTCTGTCTTTGTTCCTATAATTCTATTTTATTGTTTTATAGAGAACTAGGCAGACAAACTTTGCACCAAGCCTAGCAATTCCTATTCTGCTTTATGCCATAGTGAGTAAAGAAAAGTCAAGTAAATAATAAGGGATACTATAATTTAGGAAAATAGGAAACCTTCACAACCTAGTCATATCAAGGACTTGATTACAAATCATATATATGGATAGAGAATAAAACTGTTAAAACGATAATAGTTGATTAAATCAATCCCCATTAAAACACTTTAACTTACTAAAGTACTTATATGTACGGATTTACTGGTGTTTAGTGAGTATGAGTTAATACACGTTAAAGGAAGGTGAAATTAAGACGCTTATTAAAACGATGTTATCAAATTAAAAACGTTGATGAGCCTTACTGGCACAAGGGATTGATCAATTCCAAAATATACACTTCACTTAATTAAAGTGACGAAAATTCAGTAAAATCAACGTTTCTAAGGGTATAATTAAGAATTCCTTAATAGTCTCTAAGGGAGATAGAAGAAAATAAGAGATGTGAAGTAGTTGAAAACGATATAACCGTTGAGACGACTGTATTTCTGAAAATACTTTATTAAGTTAAATTGTTAGTATTGTTGAATTTATTATCTTTTAATAGGATTTTTACAATAACCCTCTTAAGGAAGGTAGAAAAAGTTAAAACGATATATCCCTTGCTGTATAAGGATTTCTAAAATAATTTAACGAACTAAACTTCCACTTTAATTAAATTTACAGGGTTTCTCAGTTATTTTTATAATAGTCTCTAAAGGAAGGTAAAGCGAGAAAAGTTAAAACGATATAACCTTATTATATCAACTTTGATTTTACTTACTTTATCTATAAGTAACGTATATCTTAGCATTTAAAAGTGTTTTCAAGGTATTAGTTAGTGGTGTATAAAGGAAGGGTAATCACTAGAACGTCTGAAAACGATGTCCAACCTGTTAAAACGATTCAAAACTCAATAAACATAAGGGTTTCAAAAAGAGTTAATGTGAGTTATTCAGTTTGATTAAAGTTTCATATCTTAAGAAAGTCAATAAACATAAGGTATTGTTAATATTTGGATAATAGTCTCTAAGGGAAGGTAAGAAAAGTTAAAACGATATAACCGTTGATATACTTAGATTTCTAAAAATAATTCATTTAGTTAAAGTGTTAATATCGTTACATTTACTATGTTTTTAATGGAATTTTACAATATCCCTTTAAAGGAAGGTAGAAAAAGTAAATATATTTGATTTACAAAACGATATACCCCTTGATACATAAGGGTTTGCAAAAATATTTTAGTACACTAAAGTGCCGTTTTCCTTGATTTTGCTATATAATTTAACTGATTTTATAATAGTCTCTAAAGGAAGGTAAGGGTAAAAAGATGCGTTTTTGGTCATTATTGCAAAAAAGTTGCAGTAAAAGTGGCTATGAACCGTTGATAAAACTGAAACCCCAATTCCCCCTATAGGAAGGTAAGAGTAAAATCGTCAAAATGGGCATTTTTGCACGAAAACGTCATAAAAACACCTCATGAACGTTGATATAACAACATTCCTATGGTTTTCTATAGGAAGGGTAATATAAATTGCCATTTTGCATGAAAACCTTCGCAAATGTACCCTTCAACCCTTGATACGACAACAAGTAAGGAGTTCCCTATAGGAGGGGTAGAAAAAATGTAAACAGTTAATGCTATTTATCAGAATGATTATTAGTTAAAAAAACGCATAATTTAACGATTATTGCATGAAAACTTCCGCAAAGTAGCCCATGAGCGTTGATATAACAACATTCCTGTTATCTATAATAGGAAAGGGTAGAAATGGTGGACACTAAATGTCGTATTTATCAGAATGGATTCACATATAACAGGTGATATATCGCATTATGTTATTAATAAATTTTAATAATGTACTGGGGCAAATCACCCCACAATACTTTTTTATTCATTTATGTTGGAGTGTTAGTCGCCATACTGATACTCCTCCTCTTTTCTTTTTATTTATATTTTTAAATAGTCTAAGGTTTCCCCAAGTCATTCAAATTGAGTGGCTTTTTTATATTGTATTTTAATCGTACAGACCTTTTAGAAGGTGAGTAGTGTATTCGTTCACCTTTATGCTAAGTACGCTTAAAGTACACAAATTTTAATTAATAACGCTATGTTAATTGGAGGTATCAGAATGGAAGAAAACACACAAATAGAAACAACTGAACAACTTGAACAAGAAGCCCCTGAAACAGTCCTCAAAGCCGATTATGATGCATTAAAGGTGAAATTAGAGGAATTGCAAGGGAAGTTATCCCAACCACTCACAGACGCTGAAATTAATCTTAAAAAGCGTGAAGAGGAATTGTTTGCTAAAGAGGTTGAATTAACTCTTAAGGATAATGGATTCGGACAATTTGCACCGCTGATTAAAGTGCAAAATAATGACGAGTTAGATATGAGTATCAAGTTGCTTCAAGAAATCTATAAGCAAGATAAGATTACTAATTCTTATGTGCCTAGTGGAGCAACTTCAACAACCGAATATGAACAAGCACACGCTAAAAAAGATGTAGGTGGCATGATCGCTGCTAAGTTAAATGGTTTATTTGGTAAGTAAAATTGGTTGTTCGGCAAGAAATTGTCATTCAATATATAAAAAATTAAAAATTAGAAATGGAGATTGATATTATGTTTACATCAAAAAACTTTACACAAAATGAGAAAATTGCTTTATCACAAGAGATTGCTGAAATTGGAAAACAAGCAACACCTTTCACTTCACTATTAATGGCTAAAGGTAATGTAGAACAATCACTGTCTACTATTTTCAACTGGAGAGAGAAAACTCTTGATAACACAGAAGATATTACATTTGCTGAAGGTTCTGTAACTGACGCTTTCCAACAATCAGTTCGCAAAGAGTATAACAACGTATTACAAATTTTTAAAAAGGCAGTTGAAATTTCAGGCACTGCTGAACGTATGGCAAACGGTCAATTGAGTGCTGAAATTTCTGATAGGCTTTTGGAAATGAAGATTCAAATTGAGAAAACTTTAATCAATGGAACTAAAGATGATGGTTCTGTATCGGGTATTCGTAAAATGTCTGGTCTTATTGAATTTGCAGACGCTACAAATGCAGTTGAAGGTGCAATTGCTAAAACTGTTGAATTAGTTAAACAATCAGCACGTAACTTATGGGATAAAGACCTTGCAGAAGGTACTCTATATGTGTTGCTAGGTGCAGACGCAAAAGAACAAGTAGACAACTACTATAACGGTTCTTATTCTTACCAACATGTAACAACAAACTTTGGCTTAGTTGCAGACAGTGTTAATACTAACTATGGTACTTTGAACTTTGTACTTTCTAAGCATATCCCAGCAGATAAAGTTGTGGTATTTAATGACGTCTATGTTGATCTTGTAACTCTACGTGAAGCAAGTTTTGAACCATTAGCCAAAATCGGGGATTCAGAACGTGGTCAAGTTGTTTCAGAGTATTCTCTAAAAGTAGGTTCTCCAAAAGGAATTTCAGTTGTAACTTTAACAACAAAATAATACATATCTAATTGAAGGGGGGGCATATTTAGCCCTCCTTTAATTTTATACGGATATTTATAAGGAGATAACAATGAATGAAATTGAATTTACGGAAAAAGAAAAGTTAATTATGTTGAGAAAACGCAAACGGATTTCGCAGGGGAAGGTGGCAAGTCAATTAGGTGTAACTCAAGCATTTATAAGCATATTTGAAAATGGAAAATACGAGTTCAAAGAAAGTATGTATTCACGTTACAAAAACTACATAGAAAATTATTAATCAAAATATTAAAACGAAAAGGTAGGTGCAATAGTGAGAAGTTTTATTACCTAGTATCCTTGTAAATCTGAACAGGAGATTTTACAAGGATATTTAATAAGTGAAGATTTGTTATTAAAGGATAAACATAAGGATATATAACGTTCAACAAGATATTAGTGAATAAATTTTTCGCTAATAATTATGAAAAAAGAATATATGGATTTAATGCCAGAATGGACAAAAGAAGAAAAACTTAGAAAGTTAGATTCAATGATTACTGATGACTTAGATTCACTATTTGGACAAGCAGTAATGAATAAGAAATTTGGTACACAGGTGAGTTCCTATTATTCATTTTTAGGATTGCATTACAATGATAATTCTGTATTTAAAAATACATTTGCAATTGACTGTGCAACTGCTGGAATGAAAACATTTGATAATCATACTACTAAATTGAGTAAAAACGATACATATAACATTCAATCGGCAAACTTAAATCTTATTGATGATGTAAGTAAGGACAACTATTGCATGAAATATAATGGTTCTTCTTCATTACTAATACTAACTATGTACGATATTTTGGATTTCTCTACTTTAAATGAGGAACAATTAGCGTTTATTGCATGCATTGATTCTTATTATTTAGGTGCATATAACAACTATGGAGGAGTATCACAAAAGGCATTTCAACATTATTTAGATGTGATGGAGATTAGGAAGTATTACGAACCGTTATTCAATGCTCATCCGGAATCTGACTTCAAGGATTATATAGAAGAACATAAACTAAAAAGGAAATTAAGAATTGATGATAAAGGTAAATTGCAAACTGATCTCGATTTAAAGTACATAAGCAATCTATTTCCTATGCTTGACTTCTATTCAGTATTTGAAAAGGAATTTCCCCACAGTTATGAATTGCAGTATAACGTTAAGAAGTTTGCATATCCAATTTATGGTATGACAAGAGAGAAACTGACAGATGAACAAATTTTCTCATTAGCATTAACTAGAAAAAATGAAGTTAAATATACGACAAAGAAAGTAGGTAATCATTAGTGGATAGAACAAAGTTTTTCTTTTGCTATAATCGCAAAACAGTAGATGAACTAATTGAACATGGATTTACATACATAACAAGAGCAAGAAACCTTAATAATAATATGCCATTCACTATGTTTTATTTAGATGAAAAATTGCAAACGTATCTAAATAAAAAGAATGAAAACAAATCTTTATAACTTTCCAAATAATATAACTTAAAACTAACAACTTAAATCGGAGGAAATCCATAATGAAATATGATGAAATCGAACAATTATTAAAGTTTAATGAATTAGAATCGAAAGTGTTTATACCAAATGAAATATTTAAAGATTTACAAAAAAGTGAAATTAAAAGTTTACATGTACCAGTGGCGTATTGTTATTACTATTTAACAAATTGGCTCTACAGATATACAAAATATGATGTTCCTTTTATTGATAATAAACAGATGAAAGAAATTTTAGGTTATCACAAAGACCAAAAGACTATTGATTACATTATCAAAAAAGATGGGTTACTTGATCAAATTGGATATACTCAAACTGTAAAGGACTTGCCGTTACTTTGGGAATTTGATGAATTTGAAGGATTAAAGTTTTCTATGCTTAGTGAGATGGACGAGTTTAACCAAAAATATATTAAAGAACACTTAAGTAGAAAATACAGTATTAAATATCCTGTTAAAGCATTTGAGAGGGCTTATGATGATGAAGGTAACATTGACCAAGAGGGAACGTTCTATGACGTTTCAGACACTCACTGTATTCCATTTGAAGTGTTTATCTATTGCATGAGTAATGAGAAGTTAGGTTGCACTGCATTTTATCTCTATTCATACATAAGTAGAATGAATGATAAGTTTGATGAAGGCTGGGATATACCAATTAAAAAGTTGATTGAAGAAACTAATATCCCTAAGAAAACTCTTGAGCGTTATCTTGACCAAATGAAACAATATAAGATGATTGAAGTAATATATAATCAAGAATATTTCTGCCTAGCATTAGACGCTTCACAAAGAAAAGCCAATACATACATAATTAATGAGTTTGATCAATTTACATCTGCACCTGTACCATATGAAAAGTTGAAAGTAATAACAACGAATGAATACTACAAACAAAGAAATGATATAGAAAATATATTTGGTATTGTAGTTGAAATTCCACTGGAGGAGTTACCTTATTAAGGGTAATTCTTCCATAAATACTATGTAAAATCGAATAAGTTATAAATTGACGATACATATAATATAGGGCTAATAGTGAGTATATATATGCAAGATTATTATTAGTTTAATTTTAATTTGATAATTAGAAGGTTAGTTAATTAATTTTTAAACTATATTAAATATGTCGTCAAAATATAACTTATTCGATTTTGCTTATTCATTATGAACTAATCTCATTCTTGAGTTTTCTGCTGAGAGGTAGTTCTTTTTTATTTAATCATAAGGAGATGTATTCAAGATGAACATACATGATGCGTTGAAAACTATTAAATGGGAATACGCTATGTACTTTAAGTATAAGTTTCCTGATTTGCGTTTTGACCAATCAGAGCCATTAAAAACAGAAGATGAACTATTGAAAAATGTTAATCGAAAATCAATGAACGCTTTTTACAGATGGGAAAAGACTGATCAATATAAAATGTTGGTCACATTGTACCTTAATACTAAGGTAATACAAGACTATGAGGAGATTTATTCAATTGTATCTGAGCAAGCCAAGAAGGGTGACGAGAAAAGTATTAAACTATTTATCGCATTACAAAAGGAACTGAATCAACAATCCAAATTAGCAGCGAGTTATTTTACTCAATCAGATGATGAGATTGAAGAAGATGATTTGGAACTGGAGGTGTAGTATATGCCTACACTTACCAAGAAACAGAAACTAGAAAAGATTACAAAGGATTTCAAATTGTTTAGCAAGAATTTTATTAAGATTATTAATAATGATAATGAGAGTGTACCGTTTGTTTTGAACCCTGAGCAGTCACAATTCATTGATGATATGGGGAAATATAATATTATTGCAAAGGGTCGTCAAATTGGATTTACTACACTAAGTTTAGGTTACATGATATTCAGTGCTTTAACTAAACCTGATACTTCTTATTTGATGATGACCCATAACGGTAAGGTTACACAGTCATTGCTACGCAAACTGAAAAAGATGTACAACTCGTTACCGCATGATAAGTACCCCGAACTGTTCCCTAAAACTACTATTGATAACCGAGATGAAATGTCATTTGTAAATGGTAGTAGGATTGTAGTTGCAACAGCAGAAGGTACAGATAGTATTTCAGGTAATACGTTTCAATTAATCCATCTATCAGAGATGGCTAAGTATCCCGTAAATGTGCAAGAAGAAATTATAGCAACTGCCATTCCAGCATTAGCAAAGAACCCTGATAGTGCCATTATTATTGAAAGCACTGCAATGGGATTTAATTATTATCAGGAATTGTTTATGGAAGCGTACAGAACGAATGATAGTGTATGGAAACCTTTCTTCTATTCGTGGTTAGCAGAAGCATATACAAAGCAATTTAAACATTCATTTGATGAAGCCGAGGAATGGTGGAAGGTTAATAACAAGGGAAAAAGAATGAGTTATGACGACTTAGAACAAGATGAAATTGAATTGAAAGAGAAATATAACTGTTCGTTTCGTCAATTAATGTACAGAAGATATTACATAACATTAAATAGTCTTGAAAAATGGAATCGAGAGTTTCCTATAACACCAGAAGTAGCATTTAGCACATCTAATAAGAGTGTATTTGATACTGATAAGATACTTACACGCTTCAATAATGCTAAGAAACCTATACATATTAAAGAAGCAAGAGAGAAACTACCTGAATCATTACATAAGTATTTGAATAAGTCATTATTTATTTACAACTTCCCTAAGTCGAAAATGCGACATTTTGGAGGGGTAGACGTTGCAAGTGGTGTAGGTCAAGATAATAGCACAATTTCCATATTTAATGCAGAGGGTGAGCAGTGTGCTTGCTTCTACTCAAATAAAGTACCTGTCTATGAATTTGCTCAAGTGGTGAATGATCTAGGGAGGTACTTTAATTATGCCTTTTTATGTGTAGAGCGTAACAGTTATGGCTTGCCATTATTGGAGAGATTGAGAAAAGAGTATGGCTATGAAAACTTATTGAAACAGAAAGTATTTAATGAAAGAGGTAAGAAGATTAGGCAACTAGGTTTCATGACAACTAACGTAACAAAGCCAATCATTGTAAATGATATGAAGGAACATTTTGAGTGCAATATGATTCTTATTCATTCACTGGAAACACTAGATGAAATGAAGATATTCCAAGAGAATAACGGAAAAACAGGTAACAAAAAAGGAAAAGGAAATCATGATGACTTAGTAATAGCAGTTTCAATGGCTATACAGGCTATGAAATTAAACAAGTATTATGTAGCGATTTAACATTTATGAAATTGAATCATTGTAAACAGAAAGGTGAGAGATAATTTTTGGAAAAATTAATATGGACATTAACATTAACACTTACAGGTTTAACATGGCTTATAGGAGATTGGCATGTAAGTTTGTCAATTTTAGTAGTATTCATGACATTTGACTTCATTACTGGAATTATAAAAAGTTGGATAACAGGTGAAGTTTCAAGTAAAAAAGGTTTTAAAGGTATCTTGAAAAAGTGTATGTATTTCGTTGCTCTAATTGTAGCAAATATGCTTGATTTACTAATTGGCGGAGTACCTGTATTCCGTACAATGGTAGCCTATTATTTGATAGCAGTAGAAGCGATTAGTTTAATTGAAAACTTAGAAGCAATGAATGTACCGTTACCTCAACAGTTGAAAGAAAAGTTTGCAGGTATTAGAGAAAACAATAATAAGTAGAGGTGATTTGAATGGAATTGAACGAATACATAAAAGCCAAGTATGTTGGGAGTTCACAATGGTTTGTAGAACATGTATCAGAGCCAAGCCAGCAAATGAGAGTACAAGATATACATAGTAAAAAAGAATACTTAAATGGTTCACATGCTATCTTAAATAGACCTAGTTACAATTATAATGGTAAGCAATATAATCCGAGGAAGTTAGTTGTAAGTTACGCAAAAACGTTACTAAACTTTCAGAAGTCATTCTTATTAAGTAAGCCAGTTGTTTTCACTGGGAAGGAACGTGTAGTAAAAGCAATCAATGAGATTAATCGCAAAGGTAAGATGGACAGAATCAATACAAAAATCCTTCACAACTTATTAGCATATGGAGAAGCATATGAGTACCTATATATTCAAGATGGCAAAATTAAGAGCCGAGTAATTGATTCAGAGGAAGGTTATCCACTGTACAGTCATAATGAAGAGTTAATGGCATTTGTCCAATCGTATGTGAATGACGGAATATCCTATTATGTAGTATATGAAAAGGATACTGTACGAGAGTATAACAATGAGGGTGGGGAAGTACATCTAATTGGTGAGTACACTAATCTAAGTGGATTACCTGTTATTTATAAGACAGATAATGAACTATCACATACTAAAGGTAAGAGTGAGTTAGATGACTGGATATTTATTCTTGATGAGATAGAGAATCTATTGTCTAAGTTTACTGATACAGTATATAAGAACATGAATCCCATACCTATTGCAGTTGGTCAAGAGTTAAAAGGCAATGGTATAGCAAGTAACATTGTTGGAATGGGTATTCAATTAGATGACGGCAGCGACTTCAAGTTTGCAAGTATTCAATTAGATGTAGAAGCATTTAATAGCCTGTATGATCGACTAATACAAAGTTTATTTGATATAAGTTCAACCCCAAATGTAGCCATGAATAAAGCAGAAATAGCGAACGTATCAGAAACAAGTATTAGAATTTTGTACTCGTTAGCAAACGTGAAAGCAAAGATAAATGAAAATTATATGCGTGATGGATTAGAGGAGAGATTAAACAAGTATCGTGTATTATTAGGATATCTAGGGAAGAACTTCACAAATAACGAGTTTGAAACCCTTGATATACAATTTGCTTATGATGTGCCTAGTAACGATACAGAGGTTATTAATAATCTTAAAACGCTATATGATATGCAAAGCATTAGTATTGAAACCTTACTGGACAAAAATCCATATGTAAATGATACGCAACAGGAAATGGAAAGAATACATAAAGGTACAGTAGGAAATAACAGTAACATACATAATGATGATATTGAAACAGTGGAAATTAGTGAAGGTATGAATGAGGGATAATTAAGTAAGAATGTTGATGTGATGGGATTCGAGAAGATTAGTGTTATGCTATCCTACACGTTTCCTGTTATAGTCATAAAATCGAGCATAATAACGCATGTGTAAATCTTGAGTGATTTTTAATCAATTTTTGTTCAAAATTATATACATTTATTGCCATGTAATTTACACCAGGTATATAGTCCTTATATTTATTATTTATACATATATTTATAAATATTCATCTATATACAATAGATAATGATCATAAATTGAGTGTACTAATTATGTGCGGAAGTAGCGTAAACCTAATGATATCAATGTTTTAAGAGGTTTATTTATAGTTTAGTTTACATAATGTATCTTTTAGGAAGAAGTAGATTTATCAAGGCTTGAGAGGATTATTGTATAGAAACCTGAATATGAAAAGTTTATGCAGTATATTTTATGTATAAAAGGTGATGAAGATTCGCTTTTATTGTGTATTTATTAAGATTTAGGACAGGTGTATTGTAGTGAATATAGACTATTTCTTCATGGTCTATCACTCAAATTGGGATTTACCCTGCTAGCAAGTCCTCTTACACACTCACAAAAAATTGTTTTTAAGACTAAAAAATTATTTATTATCAAAAGGTTAGTATACTTATTTTCTTAGTTTCCATATAATTTAATTAAAATGTAAATATGGAGGTTCGCAAATGGGTGGAGGAATTGGTTGTTTAGGAATGATAATGTTTGCACTTTTATTATTTGCTGTAGCAGGTAACAGTGAAGAATTAAGTACAGGGTTCGTTTGGTTCTGCATAATAGGAATTGGTGTAAGTGGATTTGTAGGGTTATACCTAGATCAAAAAAGGAAATTCAATTTTGCGGAAGAAATAATGAAAAAGTTAATTAATACTGTAAAATCAGTTAAAGGCTTTAACGCCACACAAGAATTTTATTCACCTAACTTAGAATCTTACATAGGATTAGATGAAAGTAATAATAAAGTTTGTATTATTGAAAATAAACACAAAAATTCATGGGAATTGTCTAAAAGTATAAGTAAGTTTGATTACGAATCTTATGTTTACTCGTTTGATGAAATAATTCAATCTGAAATATTAAGAGATGGAATTATTATAAATAAAACAGATAGAGGTAGTCAGATTGGAGGTGCAATCATTGGTGGTGCTATAGCAGGGGGAGTAGGTGCGGTTATTGGTGGATTAGGTAGTCCTACTGAATCTAAATCAATTACAAATAAATTAGAATTACAAATTGCCGTCAATAATACTGAAAAATCTTCATATAAAGTTTATTTTTTAGCACCTCATGATACAGGGCTTACACTAAAAGGTGATGAAGAAGAAAAGTTGTATCATTGGCATAACCTATTATCTCATATAATTAATAAATCAAGTGATAAAGTCGTCTCATATAGTAATAATCAATTGAGTATAAGTGATGAGTTGAAAAAACTTGCTGAATTAAAACATCAAGGTATTCTAACTGATGCTGAATTTAATCAAGAAAAACAAAGATTGTTATCTAACTAAAAAGTTAACATACTCACGAAAAAATTCAGGAAATGCAATTCTATAATTAATGTTGAAATCTTCCATAAATTACACATAATAATATCCGTTTTGTTAACTATAATAAATGGTGCAACAAGAAATTACATCATGATTGGAGAAGATATTATGCTAGAAAACAATGTATATGGGGAATGGTTATCAACGATTAACGAACTAAGAGATTTTAGTGCAGATGAAATTACATTTCTCTACAGGTGGAATGTTGACTTGTTAGATAGTCACAAACATGTCGAAATGAATATAATTAACTCTTCAGAAGAACGGGGAGAGGCTTTTGAAATTAACACTAGAGAACATGGCACTGAAACTATTTTAAGAAGAGATGTACTAACGTTAACCACTGACACTAAATTTATTGATGATAAACTATGGGATATTATTTATATGTTGCAGGAACTTATTGAAGAAGGTAAAGATAGATTATAGGAAAGTATATTAAAGAGTAGTCGATTGGCTACTCTTATTGTATTAAGAGATTTATTTCCATTTAATTAATTGCATTATAAGGCCAGTTAAGGATATTAAAAATGATAGTACAGAAATTGATAAGGGTAAATATTTGGACATTTTCATATATGTTAAATTCTCTAAATATGATCTTCCCTTATCTGTAATTATAAATCTATAGGTATCATTATCTGTGGATTTTATTTCTAAAATTTTTTCTTTGCCTGATATATTTGTCATGATATATTTTTCATCAAGTAAGTACATTATAGTTGCTGAAATTGAACTATAAGGATATTTATCAAAGTTGTTTTTAATCTCTTTATAAGTACATTGGCTTCCTAAAGTAATTTCTATATTAGTTTCTGTATTTGAATCCGAGAAATCTTTTTCCATATAGTGTTTTTCTTTTTCTTTTAAGATTTTTAAAGTCTCCACACCTATTTTACTAAGCATACTAATCCCTCCTTGTTTCTATTATACTAAATAATTTTGTGCTACTAAAACAAATAGAAGGAAATTTCGACCTAGTGTCGAATATAGTAGATAGAAGGGGAGGTTGTTTTTATGGATTTTTTCAGTAACCTAAAAGAAAAAGAAGATAGAATAGAGTTGTTAGAACAATTAAAGGAAAAAGAAAAAGAACTTTATTATGAACGTGAGAAACTTTTTGAAACTTATAGAGAAACAAGCCAAGAACCCATTGGAGAACTTGTACTTAGATTAGAAACGGAATTTAAAGAAATATTTAGTGAAAATAATTTTATATTAGATAGCAATCCTATTAATAATAAAATTATTACTTTAAATTCTAAAACTATTTCTGTGACATTAGAAAATACCAATGATGGTTCATTTTCATTTAGACTAACAGAAAAAGATACAAATGATTATTCAAATAATCTTTATTATACTATCCAAATAGAAGAGACGGATGAAACTCGTGTTATTTGCGAATTTATGGGGAATTTAAATGATAATGATGAATTTGAATATATAGGAACATATCCAAGTGATGATATAGAGCATGTCAGAAAACAAATTCAAAAGTTAGAATCAGATATTAAGAAGATAACTAGTGCAGATCCTACACCTAATTTTGTTTATAAACTTGGTGATGATAAATATAGTTATTTAGGCAAAGAATTTTTTACCGTTAGAAATCTTTTTAATGAAATATTAAGTAAATATAAGTTTTAACACATTAACATCCTCATTTGAGGGTGTTTTTATATTAATAGAAGGAAATTCCTCACTTCATGTCGAATAATCTCAGTATTATGGATATGAAATTTCAGTTCTAGGGCTTGTTTATCTATAAATATACTTATAACATGGAGTAATTGGAATGAAAAAAGATGATGTTATAGCGGGTTTAATAGTTATAGTTGGAATACTAACCTTACTTCTAACATGGATACTTATATCACAGCATTTCATTAAAGAAAACGATACATTTATTGCAGGTATCAGTTTAGTGGGAGCGATACTCGGAGGTGTAATTTCAGGGGGGTTAACCTTAATTGGAGTAAAAATGACCATTTCTGAGAATAATAAGTATGATGAAATTAAAAAGATTCCTAATAGGTTTGAAGATGCCGATTACTTAGTGAAATGTTTAAAGTCCCTTCTTGTACAAAGTTTAGGTAATCAGGATGACCAAATAAAATCCAACAAAACTGCGAGAGAATTACAAAATATATTGGATTCTAAAAATTTAATAGTAAAATCAATTAACGTTAACTATGAAACATATCTTGATATTAGGCATCTAAGGGAAATTTTAATGTTTAGTAGGTTGCCATCTCAAGATAATGTTTCTGACGAAAAGACATATGGAATGATAGATGCACAAATTCTTAAATGTATATCTCAGATTGAAAAAGAAATAGATAAGATGATTGAATATATAACTGAAAGCACCCACTAGGTGCTTTTTTGTTTAGTTAATAAATAGGAGAGGAATGATAACATGTTAAATATTGAACGTGTCAAGATGGAAGTTAAGGGAATCACACTTGAGGATTATGAATGGGAAGTGTACTTATTTGAAAATGGTTTGATTCCGAAAGAGATGTACCAACCAAATGGACTTTTAAATAAGAAAAAAGTATATATGACTGCATTATCTATATTGGAATCAGTAGCAAACAACCCTAGTATGATGAAAGACTATGTAATAGATGATATGACGGTTTCACAGTTCCATGAAAACTTAATGGCTCGCATTGATCAATTACAAAATAAAATTGATAATTTGAAAGATGATGTTAAAAACATTGAACCTGATTCTTCGTTCTTTATGTTATTTGCTGACTAGGGGGTTATTTGATGAATGATATAGAGTTTCTTATTGATTCAATTGGAGATACAGTAAAGGTTAATGATGTTGAAAGTAAAGTATTAATTACTCATTCCAACGTGACTAGGCAAGAGGAAAGATATATACATACAATAGCAGCGGTGAAACAAGGTGATTTAATTACATATGAAAATGAAAAGTATCTTGTTATAACTGAAACTGTAACTAAACGTACAAATAAGTATAAGGCATTAATACGTCATTGTAATTATTCCCTTGAATATCCGGGGGAATCCAGACAAGAATTGTTGCTCGACAAAAATGGAAAACCTATGTATGACCGTTATGGTGATGAAATTTATGTCACAGTAGAGGGTAAGCCTATAACAGTCCATACAATTATTGAGAATAGTTCATTTGCTATTAATGGAGTTCAGTTAATGGTAGGGATTAATCAAATTATCGTAACTGTGCAGAATAACAAGGATAATAGCGCCAAGTTAAAAGTTAATTCAACCTTCAATGTGATGGACAACAAATGGAAAGTATTAAACGTAGATAAATCGCAAAAAGGGTTACTGATTATTACTTGTGAGAAAACTGTATAA